GGGGGCAACGACTGGTTCAGGCGGTCGAGAGCAGCGCCCTCACCGTACGTGCCGCTCGAAGGCTTGTTGACCGGATGGGGGATCTTCTCGATCTCGGTCGTGGCCATGTCAGCCCTCCCGCATGATCTGCGAGCCCATCATCCCGCCAGGCCCGGCCGGCGTATTCAGCCGGGAGAGGAGATCCTGGCCTCCCGGTGGCGCCGGCGGTGCCAGCCCCTCCTCGCCAGGAGGCGCCGGGGGGGCACCCATTCCGGGCGGGCCCGGAGCCATGGGGGCGCCCAACCCGGTCGGGACCATCTGGGCGGCCTGCTCCTCCTTGGGCTTGACGATGTACTCTTCGTACAGCTCGAACAGGCCCTCGCCCTTCTCACGGGCCTTGGCGATCTCCACCAGGGCCGACTCGGGGATCATCCCCGCCTCGAGCCCCTGCATCAGCTTCGCCATCGCCATGGCTTCGAGCTGCTCGACGTCGACACGTGCCAGCTCCATGGCCACATCCACGATGCCGTCCACGTTCTCCATCACCGTCTTGCGTGACAGCATCGGCGGGTTGGCACCGTGGTATTGCAGGTGCAGTACGGCAGACTGGGCCGGGTCCCGTCCGAACCCGAGCCCATAGTCGACCTTCACCTCGTGCTCGAGGTCGATGTCCTTCGTGTGGTACTTGAGGGTGTACTCCTGATTGCGGAGCACGCCGGAAGCCTTGTGTTCGCCGGGGAGCAGCTTCTGGTCCGTGAGGAAGGCGACCCGGAGGATCCGCTCGAGCATGCGCCGGCAGATCAGGTGGTAGGTGCGGATCGCAGTGTTCATGATGCCAGTCGTTGCCTCGACGAACTTGGCCGAGGCAATCGCCTGGTCGATCTCGCCGGGGCGTTGCTTCGGCCAGCGGGCGCCAAGGTGGAACCCGGACATCAGCTGGTCGAGGTCCTGCTGCACGTTCAGGCTGGACACGGCTGGGGGGACACGGCCTATCTGGCCGTTCGGTCCCAACTCAATGAAGGCGCCACCACCGAAGGGAACCTCCCCGATGACGTCTCGGACCCAGATGTCGGAGTAGACCGCCTGGTCGGCGTAGTCGAACAGGATCGACATCAGCTGCATGTGACCCTCTTGGATGGAGATCACCTGGTCGAACTGACCACGGAACTCACCATCGAGGGACAGCCGGCCGTCGACCACCACCGGGCAGATACCCAGACGGTGCTCGACCCGGTCCAGCTCGACCGGCATGCGGATCCCCGGGACAGACTTCGAGATGATGCCGACCTGGCCGGACTCGTACAGGGCGGCCTGCACCCATTCCTGCTCGTCGAAGTAGTCGATAAAGACGACCTCGGTGTTGGACTCGGGCCGGTCCCACGTACCCATCGGATCCTGGTACTCGAGGGCGTCGATGATCTTGTCCCGCTGCTCCTGGGACAGGGCCGTCCACATGACCTTGCGGGCGAACATGGCCCGGCGGATCTTGTCGCCGGGGCGGGTCCCCGGCTCGACGAGGGCCCACAGGGGGTCCCGGCGTTCGATGAGGACCTGCTTCTGCTTGAAGTCAGGGAGGATGGTGACTGCGGCGCCGCCGAACCCGCCCAGGTCCATGATCAGCCGGATCAACATGATTTCCATGTCGTTGGCGTTGAAGTAGCCCCACCCGATCCGCTCCATGTTGGAGGCCTTCTTCTTGCCCTCGTCGCCACCGTGAGTGGCACGGACCCGGATCGTCGGCATGAGCGCCGACGCTTCGGCCGTGTCCTCGAGGGCCACCTGAATCATGTTCGGGGATCGAGGGGTCAACTCCTCGTCGTCGGGGTCAGTGATCTCGAGGTCACCCCGGACAACAGCGGCGATCGTCTCCTTGCGGAGAGTCCAGTCCTGGTGGCGTTCACGCCAGGCGGCGTACAGGTCCGGAAGGTGTTCGATATCAAGCACTGGTGGCCTCACGGACAATGTTGGCGATCAGGCGCTCGTTGCGGTTGATGTCCCGCCCGTGGCGGATCTTGAACGCCTGGTCTCGGATCTCGGTTTCGGGTGTGTCCACTGGGGTGAGCCAGTAGGCCGGCTCGCCCGTCTTGAGGACGACGGCGTTGACGACGTGGGTCGGGTCCCCTTCGTCGTCGGTGCCGAGACCCTTCACGGCTTCGGAGGCGTCGGGGAAGGACTGAAAGATATCCATCACCAGAGCACCCGGAAAGTGTCGCCTGGGCTACCGAACGGACACCCTCAAGGCTTCCAAATGTGCGGCGGGATGTTCACCAGCTGCTCTTCCTGCTCTGGCGTGAACTCCTCGACGAGGTGATGGGCGGTGGGCTGTCCGACCGTCATACGCCGGTACCCTCGTTGCGCCTGAGACAGGTGACCGAACCTCTGGTCCGACATGGGGACGCCACGAACCTCACCGGTGGAGAAGTCGACCACCTTCCGCTTCCGCTTCACCCGGTTCGACCACCGCTTCGACAGTCGATTCTCGAACATGGGCATGTGGGCCCGGTTCAACAGCTGGCGGGCGCCCAGATCGGCGAACCAGAGCGACATGACCATGTCGGATACGGGGGCCATCGGGAACCCGAGCAGCTGATCCAACAGGGGTTGGAACCGTTGCTGAGACGGGGCGTTCCCCCACGGGACCGACACCATCTGAACGTTCCACAGCGGAGCCATGGACTCGACGCCGAACTGCGGGTCCCACTTGTTGTTGTTCGTGTTGTGGGGCTCCACCCGGACCCCCTGCACCTGCAGGGCCTTCACCAGCTCAATGTCGTACTGGTAGATCTGGTGCTGCAGCCCGTTGGCTTCCACACGCCACTCGTGCAGGCGGTACTTGACCGCCCACTCGAGCATCATCTTCTTCACCTCGGGGGACTTCATCTGCAGCTCGGCGTACGTGTCGACAAGGAACCGCTTCCCCGTCTCCAAGTCGATGCCGACGACTGTGAACGCTGTGTACCCGGAGCGCTTCTGAGCCCCACCGGGGTCGAGCCCGCCGATCATCCGCCAGCGGGGATCCCACTGGCCGGCCACCCGATCGAGATCCTTGCATTCTTCGATCATCTGCTCGGTCCAGGAGGCGCCGGCGCCGGGCATGTCCACGTTCTGGTAGACGAGCTGGAAGTCGGCCGGCTTCATCTCCACCCGGTGGATGAGCGCCTGCTCGTATGGGAAATGCTCAGGCCACAGCACCTTTTCGGTGGTGTCGTCCATGATCAGCGGGTACCGGACCACCTTGTACCCGGGGCGCCGATGCAACACCGAGTAGATGTCACCCGCCTTCACACGGGTGCCGACCCAGATCAGCTTCCCGGAACGGCCGACACGGGAAGCGACCTCCTTGTCTATCTTCTCGAGCATCTTGACGACGGACTCGGGGTTGGTCTGGTTGTCGACCGTGGCGATGTCGTCCATGATGATGATGTCGAACCGGCGACCGTAGATCTGCGAACCCCAGCCGAGCGCCAGAACTGTCGGATCCTTTTCGGCGCCTTGACGACCGGCCACGTAGATCTCGGAGTCGTTCCAGGTGGACTGGCCTTCGAACTGGAAGGGCCCGTACTCTTCGATCAGGTTCCCTTCGGCGCCCTCATACAGAAGAGGGTCAGTGAGGATCTGCTTCACCTGCCGGAGGAAGTCCTTGGCCAGGTCGCCCGACTTCGAAATGATGCCGATCCGGATCGACGGGTTCTCGCAGATCTTGTACACGACCCACCAGACGGTGAGCAGCGTCGACTTCGAATGGTACGGGGGGATGTTGATGACGACCCGGCGGGCATCCGAGCCGGCGGCGGCCACAATCTCATCGTGGAACGCCGGCATCTCGTGATGCACGTCCTCGTCGCCAGAGCAGTCCGGGCACATCCACTGGGAGAAGTACCGTTCCCACCACTCCTTGAACGGGGGCAGCTTCCGCTTCGCCGGCCGGTTCTTCAAGGCGGCCACCGCTTGCCGGGCCGCTCCCATCTTCTCTTCGTGGGCGGCACGGGCCTGCTTGACACGCAGGTTCAGGTGGGTGCGGGCGATCCCGTAGTGTTCGGCAGACTCGGCCTGAGTCCAGTTCTCTTCGAGGACCCGACGGATGGCAG